CATCAAAGCCATCGTGAGCATTGTAGCCACCACCACCGTGTTCTCTACCACACATCCAAGAACCATCAGGCATTTGGTGTTCGTAGCCATCAGGACAGCTTTCATTCTTTCTAACCTTACCATTCTCTACATCTTGCATAGCTTCCTTTACAGGGTGGTCTTTTGGTAATAAATCAGTATCGTGCTTACCACCTCTAAATTTACCTTTTTTAATAGCGTAAAGAAAAGAGTTTACTCTTGCGTATGCCCATTGTTCAGGACTTGTTACATTTGGTCTTACACTATCGGGATTGGTCTTGTAAGCACCTACACCTCTTTCAAAAACTTTCTCTAACTTCTTTAAAGTAACTTTTGCGTTCCAATCAAGATTTAAGTCCTTAACTTCATCATTATGTTCTTTCACCTTGTTTGAAAGACCTATCCTTACCGATTCTGTTATTGCATTCTCCATTAGTAGAATATTATTCCGTTTAACTTACTTGCTATATCCGTATCAGGCATAGAGCTATCTCCATCAGTTCCGTAAAGTGGATATAGGTTTTGTTGGTCTTCGTGAGTAATGTAAGCAATCATATCATCAAGCAATACCTTAGCTTTTCTAAATGTATCACTTTTCATTTGGTTAAACTGCTCTACATTTGCAGGTGTACTAAAATCAGATGTATTAACAACTAATCCTGCTGATGTTGTATTGTATTGTATCTCATTCATCACCTCAAACCTTACAAACCAACATAGTGCAGGTTTTAAGTAGTGAGTTAACAAATCACTATTTGCAGTAGTTAATGTACCTTCGTGATTTTGAGTTTTCAATTCCTCAAACATATCCAAACCAAGTTCAGGCTTGATATGTGCAAGTTCAGCAATTTCAAGGATAGCATCACTAATCAAAGCTGTATCTGTTGCTTGATTAGTAAACGCAGTAGATATAACTTCTGATGCAGTTAAAAACTTATTGTATTGTCTTACGTTACTCATCTACCTCTGTATTTAATATGTTAGAATCCTTTTTGTCTATCAACAACATATCTCCACCTTGTAAAGGCTTGAAGTCCTTGTGAAGCATCTCTCTCTGCTCATTGATAGTTAATACTTGCTTAGGGTCAATGTCAGCTAAGAATGATATTGGTGGTTCGTAAACTACCATTAAATCATCTGTATCTATTCCTAACTCAGCATTTAACACCTTCTTAATAGGGTCTAGTAAGATGTTAGTAGTATCTCTAATAACAGTTGACATAGCTAAATCATAAGCTATTCTAATCTCACTACCTGTATTGTTCATCTTTCCTGATGACACTATACCACTCAAAGCAGGTTGCCATCTATGAGCAGTAATTATGTTTTGGTCAGTTAACTTCTGTAAATCTAAGAAATCACCATCTTCCTTGTTGGAGATAATCTGCACATCAGTTCCTCTACTATCTTCTCCATTCTTTACAAGAAATAGTATCTTAGAATTGTTACCACTTCCTGTAAGTGTATCTTTAGCAGTTTCAACAAACTTTTCGGCTTCTGCTTCACCAAAATCGCCATTAACGGTAACAATAGCGGAAGGACTAAATCCATTTTTAAATGATGTGTGATTAAATTTACCAATCTCAAAGTCTATTGCTATATGCTCTAATGCAGCTACATAGTCAGGTAATCCGTAAAAGTTAAATGTACTTTCGTAGTCCTTGTAATGGATTATAAACCTACTTCTTGATATATTAGGGTAAACAGGTATCTTTTGTGTTTTGTCTTTATTCTTTGTGTAGTTCGACCAATCAGGATTGAACAATACACTTTTCTTGTCCTTAGACATTCTTGCTGTTGAAGCATCTTTGTGGTAAAGGTTTACACCACCTTCATACACAACACCTTCTAAGTAAGCGTTACCGTAGCTGTAATAGTCATCTGCAAGTCTTTTAAAGATGTCCTTTAGACTTTCTCCGTTAGCATTAACGTCTTGTATATAAGCAGACAAAGACTCGTTAGAAGTCTTAAAACCACCACCTGTTGTAAATGTAGTTTTCTGTGCTAATACAGAACGATGTGTAGATGATTGCCTTTTTAGTTCGGCAAGGTATTGTGGGAATAAGTTATCTTTCCCAAAAGGAACAAAGTCCTCTCTTAATCTATCTAAATCCTTAACCTCTGAAGAAACATCAGGTGTAGAAAGATTTACAAAAGCATACTTAGTAGATTGGCTACTTTTTGTTTGTAGCTTTTTTACTTGATTTTTGTGCTTTTGATTCGGTTTTCTTGACTTCTGCTGCATCTTCTTTTGTTACAAAATTAGTATATCCCAATTCATAAACTTTTTTAAGTTCTTGTTGGGTTGCTTTAGACCAACTAACTTTGAATCCATCAAAGAAAGTAGTTCCGTTATTTAATTTAGATTTATACATATTGCAAGTATAATAAAAAAAGAAGGAAAGGGCAAACTGCCCTAACCATTCCTTTTTAGTTAATCATTATGATAAAGTTGCAGTTCCTGCCGCAGTATCAAGTGTGATAGTGTTAGAACATACTCTTGGAAGTTCTCCTGACATAGCAGTAATAGTTACTGTTAAGCCATTTTCATCACCTAAAGCAGCACCCGTACCACCTTCCATAGATGAAAGTCTTGCTCTCATTTGAACATTACCTAATGTACTATCCTCTAAGCCAAATGCTTGACTCATACCTAATGTAAATTTGTTACCATCGTGTCCTTGTGCTATAACAACTAAGTCTTTGTCTTTTAAAGTTTCCAAACTTCTTAGGTGTGCAGAAGAACAATTAGGAATGTAGAATGAAACTGTATGTTCAAACATAATAGTTCCGCCTTCTTTCGTTCCACTTGTTGATAAAGAACCTGTACCTTGTTTAAGGTCAAAAAGTTCTAAAGCAGCAGCAGCAGTATAAGACATAGTGTGAACACCACTATTGTCAAAACCCATTGCTGAAGCCTGAGATAAAAGTCCGATTGCAACATATTGCAGTCCACCTCTTACCTCTAAGTCAGAATGTGCTATACTTAAATTTTCTATTGCCATTTTATTATTATTTTAAGAGTTAAAAATTAAGGGGGAGTATTTCATCCCCCATTAATTAAATTAATTATACAGCGATTGCGTTAGGAGTGTAATACACAGCCAATTTAGCATCTTTCAATGCACAACCTACCATATAAGAAACTCTGAAACGATACGCTTTGTTATCCATAGAGTACCATTGCTCTACTGAGTTCTCATCGAAGTCAGTACCTACAACAAAAGCATCTTGTGTAGTTAACATTGCTCTGTGAGTTTCGTTAGCAGAAGTACATCCGTTGATTTCAGAAGCATCAGCAGCGATTGATACATCCCAATCTCTACGTACTACTAAAGGAATACCTCTGTAAGTTAACTGAGGAACACCGTTTACCAATGCACCGTAACCTGCTGCTGCATAAGCAGATGCTTCTAAAGTAGAAGCCATATAGTCATCAGCAATATCTCCTGATACGAAGAATACGTGATTTCCTGCTTCTAATAACTCAGCAGATGCAGAGTCGTATAAACCTTGTAAGATTTTTACACCGTTACCTGCAACTAATAAAGCATCATCAGCTTGTGTGCTAAGACCTGCATATTCTCTTGTTAATGCAGTTGCTCCACCTTCTCTTGCTACTTGGAAGATACCATCATAGATACCGTAGTTAGCATCAGCTTCAGCAACATCTGATAACCATAATTGACGGTTGAAGTCAGCTTTTACACCTTGTCCGATTAAGTCAAGAAGAATGTTCTTAACTACTGAACCATCAATATTATCAAAGTCGTGTCCACCACGCATCAACTGACCTTTCATCTTATTGAAAAGTTCGTTTGCTCTAAACTCAACCTCAGCTTCTACACGAGAAGGAGTGATTGTGATTGTAGCACCTTTGTCTGAATCACCTTCAGCAGAAAAAGCACCGTTTGTGAAAGCCTTAGTAATCTTTCCTAGTTGATTGAATTTGTCAATCACAGTAGTACCTTTAATGTTAGGTAATACTTCCATATATTGCATATAATCCTGACCCATAAAGATAGGTTGGATGATTGCTTTATTTACATCATACTGCTCAACAGTAGGTAAACTTGTTAATTGTATAGCCATTTTATATTATTTATTAATTATTTTAAAATTGATTTAGCAAAAGCATCCCATTGGTTAACTACAACATCACTTTCGTTGATTGCAGGGTCGTTGTCAGCTTCTACATTAGTTTCAGTAGCTTCTATTTTTGCTAATTTAGCTTCCGTATCAGTAAGTTTGTTAGTTAAGTCAGCAATAGTACCTTCTTTTTCACCAACAAGACCTGCTAATTCTTCTTTTTCCTCACGTAAAGATTTAGCGTTTTCTTCAAGTTCCTCGAACTTGTTAACGATAAGCTCATTGTCAGAAATAGAAACAGAAACTTCGTTAGAAGGAGTAGAAACATCCTCTCCTTTAACAGTATTTAAGATTTCCTCTTTAACACCATTGAACCAAGTTTTTAATTCTTCAGTCATTTTAAATGATTTATTATTATTATTTAATTTCAGTTTGTCATTAACCTCTTTTTCATTTACATTAGTAAATTTAGAAAGGTCAAATGATGCAGCAACTTTCATAGGCTCTGTAATTGTATCTACAAATCCAAAAATCATTGCTTCTTCACTTGACAACCAAGTTTCCTTATCCATCATATCCGAAAGACTTTCTGCCGTTAGGTTTGATTTCTTTGAATATATCTCGATAATTTCATTCTTAATCTTGTCAAGTAAGTCAGCAGTCTTACGCATATCTCCTGCTTCTCCTGCCGATTGTCCAAATGGGTTGTGTATCATAAAGAATCCGTTTTCTGACATCTCTATGTTATCCCCTGCCATTGCTATGACAGTAGATATAGAAGCAGCCAATCCTTCAATCTTAATGTTTACATACCCATTGTGAGAACGTAAAGTGTTGTAAATTGCAAGACCATCAAACACACTTCCACCAACTGAGTTGATGCGTAGCGTGATGTCCTTTGTTCCAACAGCCTTTACTTCTTCTATAAAGTTCTTAGCAGATGTTCCGTAATCGCCTATCTCATCATAGATGGATATTTCGACAGAGTTCTCTGCTTTATTTTCTATTGAATACCATTTGTTCATTTTGCAAATTTAAGCATTAATATACCATATCTTTCGCAAAAACAGTCTAATCACCTAATATTGTAATCTTTGTTGAACTTTCTCTTGTGTTTATAGATTATATTTTGTATAGTCCTCTCCGATACATCGTACTTAATAGATATGTCCATATAAGTAAATGTGTAGTTATTATCGTTTTCGACCAAGATTCTATCAAAATCCTGTATTATCATATAATCTCTAATCTTTCGTGGCTCAATAAGACCTTTCTCCGACAAGTGGTTTAATACATTGATTATCCCTGCTTGTTCGGAGTATTTGATTTTGACTTGATTGTAAATTATTTCTATAAACTCCTTTACAATATCAGAATCATTTTGTCTTATCATACGCAAATATACTAAAAAGTAGCCTGACTTTCAATAGCAGATATTCTATTCTGCACCTCTGTCATATCACTTTCTACGATTACAACCTTAGAACTCCCTGTTCCTCCGCTTATTAATTGTTGTGCTGACCTTAGCTCTCCACCCATAGCAAACTTCTCTCCACTATTGAGTAAACCACCATCAGCAAACTTCACACCATTACCATTGTAGCTGTTTATAGCTGATAACACAGGTCTAAACATTGATGTTGACCTTTTGTTGATAATTGCTTCACCACCTTCTGCTTCGTGTATTCTACCTCCAACTCTAAATTTAACACCACCATTGGCGTGTGAGTTTCCTTGAAACATACCACCTCTTGTTAAGCCACCTTGTTCAAAGAATTGTGCTTCACCATCAGATGAACCGCCACCTGAACCTCCGCCACCTCCTTTAAGAGCCATTAGACTAGCTATAAGTGGTGCAACAGCACCTGCCATCATTGCCATACGAGCAAATGCAGTAAAAGGGTCGCCTGATGCTGCTTGGTCAGCAATAGCTGTTTTTGCAGATATAATACCCTCTATCGCTTTAGCAACAGCAGCAGCCTTAGTTACTGCTATACCTGCCTTTGCAGCAGCAGAGTTCTCTCCCATAATCTGACCTATCTGCGTAAGAGATTTTCCAATTTCCATTGCATTATCAATATTAGCTTTTATTAGGTCTGATTTAGCTTTTTCAGTATCTTCAGTTTGCTTTATGTCAGCTTCTCTATTTTTAACTCTTATGTCGGCTAATTTTTGCTCAATACCTATTCTTTGTTCAGCAGAAAGATTTTCTATCTCTAACATTTCATTAAGATAAATAATCTGAGATTTTAAAAGAGCATCGTTTAAATCTTGTTTTGTTTTTATTTCATCATCAGCAAACATTAATTTTTGAGTATTTAAAGTTTCCATTAATTCAAATTCTAATCTAGCTAAATCTTCAGCAACAGGTTCACCTGTAGGTGTTCCTCCATTTCCATTTCCATTTCCATTTCCATTCTCATCAGTTTTTATTCCTCCTGTATCAGCACCAAAAAGGTCTAAACCAAATTCTTTTGCTAATTTATTAGCACTATCCATAGCTTTTTTTAGTTCATCTTTTAAGTTTTCTTTAGCTATTTCGTGTCCTTCAGAACCTATAAGAAGTGCTCTAATATTTCTAAATATTGTACCTTCTTTTGTTGTTTTACCCTTATCTATACCTCCCATTTCAAGTTTATTAGACTCATTTATGGAAGTTCGTAGTATTTCTAAAACTTCTCTTTTTGTTTTTCCAACTAATTGTAACTGATCATCGAAGTATGTTTTATTAAAGCTAGTTACTTTTTTATTAAATGCATTTACATCTTTTTCTAATTCATCTGAAACAACATCAGCACGACTCATAATATCTTCAATTTCTTCTTCTTTTGTTCTAAGAGCAATTCTATTTAGATATTGTGCGTTAGCTTTTTTCAATGATTTTTCAAGGTCATCATTTTTAGTTTTTTCAGCATCTAAGTCAGAAAAATATTTTGGATATTGTCTTTTTAATGTTTTTACTGCTTTTATTCTTTCATCAGTACCTTCTTTTAGCTGAGATGTAGAAAGAACCAAAGCATTCATCTTTAACCTGTCTTTTTCAAAACTTTCTGACAAAGAAACCTCATTTGCTTTAGCAAACATATTAAATAAT